TGACAGTTTTTCAAGTGTCTAAGGGATTGTTTACTTGCACGAATTCTTCCTTTGCAAGTTCCCTTACCATGCTTGTCCTTTTTAGAGTGGTGTTGCCAGTTAGGGAGTTGTGCCATTGGTCTGAAATGGTTTAGAGAAGTTTTTAACCTTCTTGAACTGTACCACATTATCAAACTTATCGTGAAGCATGTCCTCTTTGTGTGAGATCACGAACACATTGTTACCATCGGTAACAGTCCTAAGGATATTTATGAAGTCCGCTGTACCATTTCCATCCAAAGAACTGTCAAAGATCTCATCCAAGATAAGGATGTTTGTGTTGACAGAGTTCTTAAGTTTAGCAACCTCTCTCCAGGTGAATAGAAGTGCCAGGTCAATTCTCATCTTCTCACCCTCAGAGAATGAAGCATAGGAAAACTCATCTCTAAATCGTGACTTGATAGTTTCATTAAACGTATCATCAAGATTGAAATTAACGTAGAACTCAAGTTCTTGAAGGTGTTTGTTAATTAAATTATTCATTACAGGAAGATACTTTCTAATGATTGAACTTTTAACTCCACTATCTTTAAGAATGTCAGTGATAATTTTCAACTCTGTAGATCGTTTAGTAATCTGACGACGTTGAAGTTCTTGACCTTTACCTTGAGATATAAGAATTTTCATATTCTCACGTTCACGGTCAACATTATCAGTATTGGATTTTAAAGATTCAATTCTATCTTCAGTTTCCTTTACCTTATTTGATTTCCAGTTAAGTGTAGAAAAACAATTTTTAATTTTATTTTGAACCTGAGTTATTTCTTTTTGAAGTATATTACGTTGATGTAGAGAATCACTCAAAGTTTTTTCTTTAGAACTAATGTCTTCTAAAGCAGATTCTAGTTTAGAAATCTTTTCTTTACCACTAGTAATGTTATGATTTTTAAAATCCTCAGTAATGGTTTGATTACACGTAGGACAAACATCATTAGAAGTCAAAAATTTAATTGAACTTTCCATATCCTTGATCTTAGATCTAAACTTGATATTAAATTCATTCAACTTATCAAGTTCTTCTTGAGGATTAGGATACTCATTCATTTGCTTTGTCATCGTATCCAAGTCACGCATGTAGCGTTCTAATTCAAGACGGTTAGATTCCATCTCCCGTTCCAGTTTGTCAATCTCTTCTTCCCAAAGAACTACATTAGTTTCACCTTGTTTTTTGAGATCTAAAATAAATCTTTTTTGAACATCAACTTTTTCTTTTAAAATAGAAATAGCATAATCAACACTAGATACTGCTTCTTTATTTTCCTTGACACGATCTTTAAGGATCGTATTCATTGTAGAGAAAATTCTAATATCAAGAATATCTTCAATGACTTCTCTACGACCCGCAGCAGGAAGTTGCATAAAGGGAACAAACGTAGATGAACCAAGCACAACAATTTGAGTAAATGATTTGAAGTTCAATTTTAGAACGGTCTGCTCTAACCATTTTTGTTGATCTGCAGCAGATGAACTTTGGTCCAATTGTATACCATTTTTAAAAATTTCAAATATACCTGGTTTCATTCCACGATTAATTTGCCAATTGATTTTACCAATGGTGAAATTAATTTCTACTCTACAGTCAGCAAGATTAATAGAGTTAACTAATTGTGGTTTATTAATTTTTCTAAAAGGTTTGTTAAACAAACCAAAACAAAGAGCGTCAAGGATTGTACTCTTACCCGCTCCATTTTCTCCAACTATTAATGTTTTATTATATTCATTTAAATTTACTTCAGTAAAATTATTTCCTGTGCTCAGGAAATTTTTCCATTTAATAGTTTTAAATTCAATCATTAGATTCTGTAGGTGGAATAATAATGTCGTCAGGTGTTACTATGCAGTATGAGTAACCATTTTCTTCACATATGTGAATGGCAACCTCATCGTCTACTTCTACTACAACCATTTCAGGATAGTCATCTGCTGCTAAAAGACCAGAGTGTCTCTCAGCATCATCCATGTCTGTAAAAAGATACAAAATATTCTGTTTGTTGAAACTAGGGGCATACGCCCCCTCACTTTCTTTTCCTTTAACAGTAAGTATGTACATTATTCTAATTGCAATGATTCTGTATAGATGGAACCTATAATTGATTTAAGTGTTTCTTTGTCCTCATAATCAATTTCTTCTACATATTTTTCTAAGAAAGAAAGAGTTCCCTCAACTTCAATATCACCACTAGGATTAATATCCTCTTGAGTGTTGTCAATAATCTTAAGGTCATGCACACCAACTTTATAAAGTCGTTCAACTAAATTATCGTATGCATAATAGTTAGTTCTCTTTTCAACGATCAGTTTTACAAACCTATTTGCATACTGACTCATGTCCATTTGATCAGGATCATTAGCGGTATCATCATAGTAAATTTTAGAGAACATGATGAAAGGATTTTTGACAAATTTTAATTTGGTAGTTTCAGTATCAAAAAGATGGAATCCTCTAGTGTCACCAAAATCATTCCAATACATCTGGTAAGGATTGCCCAAGTAATAGATGTTATCAGAATGTGATCTATGATGGAAGTGTCCAGAAAATACTTTCTTAAATTTAGAAAACACATCACGACTCATTCCATGATCCATGTAATAACCTTGGTGTGCTTCAAACCCAGATAACTCAAGGTGACCCATACAAATATTTGCTTTAGTGTTTGCAATTATTTCATAGGTTTCAGTTTCATTATCGACACAAATCCAAGGAATAAAACAGATATCAAGACCGCCCACATTAATAGTTTCAGGTTTTTCAATCAACTGAACATTATCATACTCTTGTAGCAGCAAATTAATTGCATTAATACCAAGTGTATTTTTATAGTAGGCAGTGTGATTACCAACTACAGTATAAACTTTTATACCTCTTTGAGATAGAGGATCAAAGTAATTTTTCTTTGCCCAATCTAGTGACCAAAAATCAATTGACTTTCTATTGTCAAAGGTATCACCCAGATCAAGCACTGTTGTTATTTTATTTTTATCTAAGAATGGAAAAAATACTTCGTCATAGAATTTTTGCATGTAGTCATGAAAAATTTGACTGCCCTTTCTCATTCCAAAGTGCTGGTCTGTAATAATAGCAACCTTCATCAATACCTCATTTTCTGTTCCAAAGAATTTTTAATCTGTTCGTATGAGGCATCGCACCCATACTCATCACTAGTAAATACTTCACTATATCCTGACTTCTCAATCATTTTATTTTTAATATCTACCTGTTTCTTCTCTTTCTGAATCCTACGTAAAAATGCATAGTAAATGATCTGTGTGAAATATGCAAAAGGATTGCTGGATTTTTCTGGATTAAAATTATTGATGTATGTAATACAGTTTTCAATTCCGTCACCAATCATGTCATCCTTAAACATGTAGTTGACAAAATTTGGTTTGTAAGATAGGTGCTGTGCTATCTTTAAGAAGCACCCTCCTATGTACTCACCTACTGGTGGTTTAGGATTACCATTTTCCTCCGCTTCCGCCACCTTTTTCTTGTATTGAATTATGGCGTGGAGGAAATCCTTATTGTTTACATAATGTTCTTTTGCTTTAGCCATTTTATAGATTGGATTTCTCATGATATCATAACATAAAACTCAAAGCTTGACAAGTCCCCCCTATCTGTGTATAATAACCTGGTCAAGGTTCAGGAACACCTCTGTAGCTTTAGAACTTTAAGTTACTCAGAGTTATCTTTAGAATATGAATCGATAGTCCATAGATGTTCTAAAAGATCTATCGCATCATCAAGATCAGAGATAAGACCAAGGTCTCTATCTAATGGTACTTGTCCATCCTTCTTCTTAGGCGTGGGCGGGTGCCTTTTTTTAAATTCTTTTTTCATTTCATTATGTTCTATCTTTGCCAAACTATGGTGATAGAAAGAAATGACTTCCATATCCACTTCTTTAAATGTGAGAATGTCCTCTCCATTAAGAATAAACTCATTTTGGTGGGAAATTTTCATCCATGATTTAATTTTCATTCCTTGGATAACACCAGGAATATCAATTTCTTCCACACCTAATGGATTTTTAATTTTAATGTAATCTTCTTCTGGGCAAGTTTCTGTGACGATGGTTAACATCTCATCACCACTTTTTAATTTAATACTTGCGTAAAACTCTTGCATACTACTTTTTGAATTTAATGTTTACAATTTCATAATCAAAATTTTCTTGATTGTAAATTTTAATTCTTTCAAACAAATGATTTAAGGTATAATTTGATGACTTATCATTATTACTAATGTCGTCAGCAATGTCGTACAATACAGCACTATTTTTATTTTCTCCTTTTCTAAGTACCCTACCAATAGATTGTAGGTTTCTTACTCTTGATTTAGATGGAGATGCAAAAATAATGTTGTGTAACTTCTTAATGTTAATTCCTGTAGAGAAAGTTCCATAACTTGCGACGATGATTGCATTGGACTCCTGCTCAGTAATTGCACGAATTTCTTCTCTGTCCTTTACATCAACACCACCGTGTACAAAGAAAACTTTTCTACCAGGTTTTGCATAACTATTTATCAACTCAAAAAGTGGTTCGCCGTGTTTCTCCACATAGTTGAATAGAATTAAAGTATTACCAGCAAGATCTAGTGTTAAATTTTTAATAAAATTATTTCTACGTTCATGAGTGACAAGATATTCAATCTCATCCTGATACGTTTCAAATTTTTGATGTGGGTGTTTTAACACTAACACTTTAATCTTTAAACGAGACAAATGTCCTTGTTTAATTAGGTCATTAGTGTTTGTTATCTTTTCGTAGGGACCGAACAAACCTTCAAGAACTAGTTTGTTTGTCTTACTTCCATCAAGCGTTCCTGTAAATCCAATACGATATTTTGCCTCATAACATTTAGTTAAAATATCTGTAAGAGATTTTGCTTTAAAAAGGTGCGCCTCGTCACCAATGACAGCAGTAAACTCTTGAAAATATGATTTTTTTTGTTTGTATACTGATTGCCAAGTAGTAATAGTTACTGGTTTAGGAGATACTTTCTCATGACCAGCATATACTTTATGACAGTACTCTTCAGCATTCCAACCATAATCTTCAAAATCTTTGTACATTTGTTCAACCAAAGAGGTTGTTGGTACAACGATCATAATCTTTTGTCCTGTTTCTTGTAGGAAACGAACAATAGAATATATCATAAAAGATTTTCCTGATCCAGTAGGAGATACGATGAGTTTACGTTTCTTCCTAAGTGCCTCGTAAATTGCAGTGTACTGATAGTCCCTTGCTTTTAATGTAGTAAATCTTTTTACAAAAGATTTTACACCATCATATGAAACTAGTTCATCTTCTGCATTTGGTAACCCATAGTATTGACTATCCACATAATCATATGTGTAGTGACGTTCTTTACAGAACTGCACGATATAATCTCTCAACCCACAGTAGAGTTCTCCTGTACCTGGTGAAAATAATCTAATTTTACCATCCCAATGCCTCTGCCTATATGCAGGCATAAACTTTGCTTCAGGAACCTCAAACGTAAAGTGATCGGTTAGTTCGTAAGCAATGTGTGGGTGTGTTTGAATTTGTAGATATACTTCATTTTTCTTTTTAATTATGACATCACTATTCATCTAACCCCTTTGCATACTTCATCCAATCAATTGCATTCTTAATTTGGAACGAACGATTGTTAATATTATTTATTACCTCTTTTAATGTGTTTTCAATTTTTTCATAATAATCTAATATTGCTTGCGACTTGATAATTTCTTCATCCCCTTTAATATATAAGGGAACTTCTGTTTTTATAATTCTATCATCGGGGGCAATTTCTTCTCTACCCATATAAAAACTATGTTTTTTAAGATAAAGTTGATTGTGTTTGTATTCTTTTTCTTTTTTAATTAATTGAATTTTTAAATACTTATCCAACCACTTTGCATGTAAGATTGGTATTCGTCTTGCTTCATCAAATAAATCATCACCCATAACAGCGTCAGTACGCCATTCATTAAGAATATCATCATGTAAATTCATAAAGTAAGTTCCTTGTCAAGTGAGTTTGTAAGTTTAAAGTATGTGTATCTAAAAGTTGCTTCTGCAACTAAGTATTGTACGTCATTTTGATCAGTAGAAAATTCTAATGTACTAAGTGCAATAGGAGCAGCATCTATAAATTTGCATTTAAATGATGTATTAAAATTGCTCGTAAGAATTCTAAGGTATAAATCAACAGAATCTAAATCATCATCTTGAAATGTTTTATCCCTCATTGTTTCTGCAAATTCATACCACTGATCTGATTGTTGAGGATAGGTAATACCTACCATCCAGTTATGAATTAGTGAGTAGTTATTGCAATTTTCGTCTACTAAAAATCTAATAGTTAAAGTGTCATAAATTAATTTATCGCCAGATAATTGAAAATCATTGAGTGGTGTTGCCTGTGTAGGACCACCCATTGTAACTCCAGGAATATTTGCACTTACACACTGGAAAGAAACTGAAGTAAATCCAGGAATATCTAATTGAAATCCAGTAGGTGCTAAAAAATTTGTATTACAGTTGGTTTGCATGAGTATAGAGATTATTCCCCATAATATTTATAGACAAAAAAAAGACCCCGTAGGGTCTTGATACTAGGATAATAATCTCTTACATATCTTTTTACACTCATTTTGATTAAGTGAATCGCATTCGATTATACACTCATAGTAGTCGTTAATTTTCTGGTTCTCAGATTCTAATTCGTCTATGGTTTGTTCTAGATGTCTCCACTCGTCAAGTTGTGATTTAGAAAGTAGATTATGCATTATCACGCTCCGATAAAACTTA